CCGGGTGGTTCAACCAAGTCATCACCAAAAGGACGCAGAGGCAAGTATTAAGATGGCTACTCAAAAGCACATGGGTAGAGGTCAGTTACTTGAACGGCTTACAGCCCAAGTAGGTGACAGGAAACTAGCTATAGGTATTTTGCAGAAGCGTGGCCATCTTAAAGCTGATGGCAAAACATATACCCAAGAGGGTATGAAAAGAAATTCAATGACGGCCGAGGAGAGAGCTAAGGACAGGGCTTCAAAAAGAACAGGAAGACCTGATAAAGACTTTAGTTACAACCCAAAGACCAATACCACTAAGCTGAAATGAAAGACGCTTGCTACAAAAAAGTAAAGGCATCATACGATGTGTTCCCTTCAGCTAGGGCATCACAGGCTATTGCTAAGTGTCGTAAGGCATCAGGCAGCGTTAGGAAGTCAGAGGAGGGTACAAGCTTAAAGCGTTGGGAGAAAGAGAAGTGGCAAGATACCAAGACAGGTAAGGCTTGCGGTGCAGGAGGAAAGAACGAGTACTGCCGACCAACAACACGAGTGTCATCAGAAACTCCTAAGACTAAGAGTGAGATTAGCCCATCAAAATTATCTGCCAAGAAGGCTGAGAAGTCAAGGGTAGGTATGGGAAAAAGAGTATCAAAAGTTTAATTATATTTGTTAAAACAAAATCCAATCAAATGAAAACCTATAACGAATTATTAGTCCTTGTCAACAGTTTAAACTTTGTAACAGCTGAAAGCGGTTCCAAAAAAGAACTGAAGATTAAAAAAATCATAGAAAAGATTAAGCCTTTGCTTGATATCTATAACGAGAAACGTGATGATATTCGACTAGAGCACGCTTATACTGATGAGAAAGGCATACTAGAGTTGAATGAGAAGGGTGAGTATAAGTACACAAAAGATTCATTTAAAGCAATGACCAATGAATTCAAAGAATTGCTTAATCAAAGTTTTGATTTTGAGGTATTAGAAATTGGAACAGATGGCATTGAGGACTTAGTGTTTCTTTCAGGCTGGGTAAAAGGAATATAAAATGAAGAGCAAAGGACTAGGTGATACAATTGAAAAAGTAACCAAGGCTACAGGAATTAAAAAAGTAGTCGATGCTGTTAGCGAAGCCACAGGGAAAGATTGTGGATGTAAAGCACGCAGAGACGCATTAAATAGAGCATTCCCTTATCAGATAAATAAAAATTAAAGATATGTCAGTTTTTAAAACAACTTTCTCACGAGCACTAGAGGTCATTAAGAGTAATGATGCTAATGTTCCTTACCCTGCTCCTGTTAAGTCGGGAACAAACACAGGCGTTGCTATTGACCAATTGGTTGATACTGCAGGTAACTTCATCAATGCAGGAGTAAAGACCGGTGATATTGTATACAACACTACTGACGGAATTGCTGCTACTGTGGTATCGGTTACTAGTGCTACTGTGATTGTCCTTAATAACACCATCTTTGGTACTACAGGAAGTGAATACACTATTTATCAAGCAAGTTCTCAGACCACTATTGGTAATGCAGGTTGCACTCTTTATGTTGGAAGCAGCGGTGGAGTAACTGTTACCACTATTGGACAAGATGTAATCACATTCCCTTATGTTCCAATTGGAACCATATTGCCTGTTCAGGTAATCAAGGTTTGGGAAAGCAGCACAGCTACTTCAATTGTAGCTCTTTGGTAAGATGGCAAAGGCAAAGACCATGACCGTAAGCACCTTTGTTAAGAAGCACAAAAGCAAAGGTGTAGCTGCTAAGAACAGCACTAGCTCTAGCAAGGGCAGCAAGCTATATAAGAAGCCATACAAAGGTCAGGGGAGATGAAGTACATTCACTACTTATTCGCCTCTGTATTGCTCTTATTTGCCCCCATATATGGGCTATTGATAGCTGTTGCCGCAGCTATTACGCTTGATACGGTTACGGGAATATTTAAGGCTATTAAAATTTATGGGTTCAAGAGTATCCGGAGCAGAAAGCTTTCAAATGTAGTGAGTAAGATGTTGCTTTACGAGATATGCGTCTTGTTTTTATTTTTGATTGACAAGTATCTTTTGAATGAGTTTGTGATTAAGAGTTTTGGAATTGAGTTCATGTTTACCAAAATCTGCGCTATCATATTAATCTTTATTGAGCTAGTATCTATCAAGGAGAATATTGAGGAGGCATTTAAGATTGAGATTTGGCCAATGATAAAGAAGTTGCTAAGCAGAGCAAAGGAATTGAAATCTGACATTGACGAAATAAAATGAAAATATCAAAGCATTTGTCACTTGCGGAGGTTATAAGAAGTGAAGCTGCTAAAAGAAAAGGCATAAGCAATATGCCGACCAAACAGCACCTTGATAACTTTGTAGCTTTAGCTGAAAATGTTTTTGAAAAAGTAAGGGAACACTTTGATGTTCCCATTTATATTAGCTCAGGATACAGAAGTGCTGAGCTAAATTTCGTTATTGGCGGAGCTGTTAATTCACAGCATAGCACAGGAGAGGCGATTGATATTGACATGGATGGTAGTGATAGCAAGGTAACTAATGCTGACATCTTCAATTACATTAAAGACAATCTTAATTACGACCAATTAATTGCAGAGTTCCCTAAGAACGGGAATCCATCTTGGGTCCATGTATCTTACAAGTCTAAAGGTAAACAGCGCAAACAAGCTTTAGTTGCTAAAAAAGTTGGTGGTTCTACAAAGTACACTCCATATAAATCAAGTGCCGATTTGAAATAATGACAAGACTTCTTACATTAATCTTCCTTAGCATTTTTGCTTACTCATGCTCAACTAAAAAAGCAGTCACTAGTACTGTTAATGATTTAAAAGTTGACAGCGTTTACAAGGAGAAAAAAGATAGCGTGTCATTTCGAAAGAACTCTGTAGTAATTACAGAGGATGTATATGAGATGGAAATTGTTCCTATCGACAGCACAAAGCCAATTTTTATTGATGACAAGGAGTACAAGAATGCTGCGATAAAAATCAAAAAGTCTGAGAAGTCATTTGTTGACAGTACTCAGGTAACTGTTCTAGAGTCATTAGACAAGAACATAGAGGTAGAAAAAAATTCCATTACAAAAAATTACGACAAAGAGATTGAACGGAAACCCAACTACCTGATTTGGGTATGGCTGTTCATTATATTGGTTGTTATTTTTGGCGTAACAAAACTAGCGTCAAAATTCCTGTTGTAATTGACTATATTTGTTTAATTTAAAACTAAAAAAAATTATGGCACCAAGTACATTTTTAGGAATCCTATTTCAGTCAAGAGACATGATGCACTTGACTCATTTAGACACAAGGTCTTTTGCAGAGCACAAAGCCCTTAACGCTTATTATGACGGCATCTTAGATTTGACTGACTCATTTACTGAGAAGCTATTTGGAAGAAGCGGTCGTATTGACATTATTATTCCTGAGTCTAAGAAGCAGGACGCTGTTACCCATCTAAAGGGAATGCAGGCTACTATTGAGGCAGAGAGAGATAACTATGCATCAGACTTGCAGAACATCATGGATGAGATGCTTGGTCTTGTAAACAAGACGTTGTACCTTTTGACTCTAGTCTAAAGTAAAAAGTTAATTCATTATATTTGTTAAACAATAAAAATTAAATCAAATGAGCGCACAAGAACAAAATGTCAAATTGACAAGCGAAGAACTAGATTTCATCAAGAATGGAACTGCACAGTACAATGCTGTGAAATCTAAAATTGGAGACTTTGAGATTCAGAAAGCTAAATTAATTAATGAGGCTGATGCAATTGTTAAATCTTTTCTAATCCACGAGAAAATTTTAATTGAGAAATATGGCGAAAACGCCATAATTAACATGGAAACCGGAGAGGTTACGCAAAAGCAAGACTAATTGCATTTGTAAATAAAGAAAAAAGATGCCAAAAATTAACACCATTGCAACCGTACCTGTACCAAAATTAAGTGACAAGTTAGTTGGAACAAGTGTTGGCGGTACCCCTGTTAATCAAACAAATAACTTTACTCTTCAGCAGTTAAAGACTTTGTTTGACGGAGCCCCTGTGTCTCCAAATTTACAAGCGGTATTGAATGCGGGTAATACTGCGACTCAAAATATTTACCTTACAGGTACAATTCAGTCTACCAATATTGCTATTGCAAATGATGCATCTTCAAAAAATATTTATTTATCAGAGCGTCTTTTTGACCGAAACAATTTTCAAGGTACTA